CCCGATGCTTGTGCCATTAGTTTTTAACTTCCTCAATAACAGTAGGCTCAGGAGGTAATGCTTTTACTTTTTTCATTTCATGCAATAGTTGGGCAGTGGTGCCGACAAATACAGCCTTTTCAATGGAAATATGCTGGTCATTCCGCTGTTCATTTTCCAGATTGCTTACTCGTCCCGTCTGTTCTTTTTTATGAAGGTCTTTCATACTCTTTGTTAGGTCGGCCAATGTTTTAATCAATGTGGCGACAACCTCATAATCCCGTGCCTTCTGGCTGGATTTAGCTACAGTTAATAATTCGGTAAGAGCGTTTGCTCCCAATTCTGTAATAGAACGTAGTGTAGAACGGGAAAGTACATAATCATCGCCTTCATCATCGCCTGTCTTGGTGACAACTTGGTTCACTTTCTTTGTTGGATCTTCGAAAAAAACATCGGCGCCGTCAACACCTAGTGCATCGGCAAGTGTACTGTTACTCATTTGTATTCCATTTATGTTCCACCATTATTGGTGCATTACGAAATCTTATTTAGTATTCTGTCTGCGTGACGGTATAACCATAATCATCTTCAGGTTCGGCATTGATAGGATCTGGCACAACTTTGATAGAAACAACTTGACGCGGAGCAGCAACAAACGATACCAAATTATAAGCGGCATTGGTGGATGCAAAGTGTATAACGCTGTTGGTTATGAAGTTTCCTTGTGTTCCGCCAATTTCAATAATGGTATTTGAAGCATTGACGTACAATATTGTGCCGGCTGCTGAGGCGGACAATGTTGAATCTCCTTGATATACTACATCATCTATACGGATTTTTCCATTACCACTGACATTCATTTTAGAAATATAACCACCGGCACTCAGACGCGAATCAAGATAAGTATTTGCATACACCTTGCGAATTATTTTGGCGGTGTTAATTGGTCCCCAAAAATATACCTTCATTGTAAAAGTGAGCGTATAAACAACATTGCGCGTGGTTTCAAAATCACCCTCCCAATCAATTTCGCTTTGAACGTCATTGAGAATAACTGGAATGTCCTTGATGAAACCCATTGAGGTCATTAGATTAACGGATGCGCTATAATCCGGATTGAACATAGGAATAATTTGTTCGACAATTTGGTCGGCATCATCTATGTTTCGCGTCATAACACTCAGTTCAAATACTATATCATATGGAACGCCAACATATTGCGAATTGCGTAGGCCCGATACCGTGGGCATATGTTGAGTTGATTGTTGTTTCCTTGAAGGGTCATACATTGTGGAAATGACATTAAATGACAGACGGGGCAATGAAATCTGTGTTGATTTGGTAAGGTCTGGATCGGCCTTTAATTTCATCATCCAACGCTCTTTTGGGGCATAGGCAATAGGAACTTTCATACGTTCAAGTTCTGCGGTGAAAGCCGAATTATAGCGTATAAAAGTAATGTCATTGAATAATGAACCAAACAAGGTGACATATTTGCGGCGAAGTCTGTTATAAAAGTGTGTTGCTAACATTATAACTGTCCAAACGGATTAATTTCGGAACTATCGATAAGGTCATCAATTTCACCTTCGATGGCCGCGTTCTGCGAATCACCAAATTCGGTGTGGTCTTCCTTTGGATCGTAGCTGGTGATATTATATGTGGTATTTGAAGTAACTCCGCGAACATTTCCTGTATTTGCAAATACGCCCTTTATATTTACAATCTTAAGAAGCTTGGCACCGGGCGACCATGCCTTTACCTCGGCCACGGCCACCGAAGTTGCATATGAACCGCCTTGATATACAAGTTCATTAATATGATAGTTTCCTGTTCCTGAACCAGAGTCAAGGGCCAAATTAATTGCGTAGCTGCCTTCCAATTCAATATCATCAATCTCTGGTATACCAGTTGAAATGCTTTCCTGTGAGGCTTTGAATAGTTCACAAGTAACCTCATACATATACGGAATATCACCGCTGCGTCCTAGGGTGTAGTAATTCTTTTCTTGATTTACATTTTTGATTTCATATAGATTGGTGGAAAACGGAACGTAAATCAAATCTCCCTCGCGCGGCCTTGTGGCCACGGAAGAAGGTATCCATTTCTGGAATGTCCGGCGTGTAATAAGGAACGAAACACTTTCATTAATTTGCAGGCCGAAGCGACCGGCAAATGTACCGCCTGATATGTTATCCATCGTATTGTTTAGATACATTTCAAGAATATAATGTTTTGAAAAGAGTGATGTAGGATCTTCACCATAAATCAAATCTTGCTCGGAACCCGTCAAGGATTCACGCACAATATAGGTGTTGTCTGAACCATACATCTTGATAGATTCGAGAAGTAAATCTTCAATTAGATTTTGTTCACCACTAACCTTTTTGGGGAAATTTGAAAAATATGGATTTACAGGCATGTTATCTTAGTTGTCCTCTGGTCCAGGCTGAACCAGGACAAATTGGATTTATTTTGTTTGTTATACCATTATTCCACCAAAGAGAAGTTATTACACCAATATTCTTTGGTGTTTTACCTTTCTTGGACTTACTAATATTCATAGCTATTCTTTCTTGTAGTTCCGGCGGATGTGATTTTCCATAAAATGGGTTTTTATCACCGATTAATTTTTGCCTAATTTTATCTTTAGTTTCTTCAGGTAGTGTTTGGCCAAATAAACGATGATCTGCGCCTTTGGGTGAACGGGACTTCATATATTCTTTTTGCGCATCTGTTCTTTTTTTGCCCACATTAGATGCATGTAGCTTTTGCAAATTTTCTTTTGTGGGCTTCAGCTTATTTTTCATAGCCAACAAATATTTTTCTCTATAAACAGGGTCTTTATGTAATTCCTTCAATCTCGCGGATAGTTTTTGTTTTATTGTCAAGGAAGTATTGGTGTCTGTATGCCAATGGCCCCATTTATGTTGTTTTAGATTGTAATATCGTTTTCCTAATTCCTCGGGTTTTATTTGAGAAAGCCAATTGTATTCTTCATCCAACAATAATTCTCTAGATATGTTTGTTTGCAGTATCTTTCGTTTGAAGTCATCGGGCCTATATTTGTGTGCTTTTTTCATCCAGGACGAGGAACAGATATAACCGTCAGAAATGGTTCCCCAATGACAGCCGATATAATATCTCTTGTGTTTACTATCTCGCCATAGATAAATAAATCCATATTTTTCCAGTATTATCACTCCTTTTCATAATGTATTTAATAAGAATAAAAATGAGGTGGGCATTCGTACTCTGCTCGTATTTGGACCTCAATTTCTTTGACTTCAATTGTGGCGGCATCTAATATCTTTTGGCCATCTAAAGTTACGCCTCCGGGCATTTGGATGCCAACAAATTTGCTTAGATTATTACCCCATTGCTTTTTTATAAGAGCGGTCAAATAAGTCTTAAGCATACGGTCTGAGAATACGTCTGGATAGGTTTCGGGGTCTACCTTTTTCCAACATTCGGCAATCACATACCTGCCTATAACGGCATCTGTTGCCCAATCCCAATCAATATAAAGCTTATCGGTGTGTCTATTAAAACGGATAGGAATGACACCATTGAGCAATTGATCAATCATGGATAAGTGTGTCTGTGTCATTATATAATTTGATAAAGTGGAATTTGATAGGTCCCAAATATCATTTAGACGCATCTGATAGTTGATATCGAAAATGTTACCGCTATTGCCCGATAGGCCGGTGCCTAAAGGGAAAATCTTATTGATACCAATTACGGAATCAGGAACGGCGATGCTGTTATTCGCTACATCTCCGGAAGTGATTTGATGCTTTAAATAATATTTCTCGGTTCCATCATAATGGAAGTCATAGAAATATGATAGAGCCTGATCAACGCGGTCATCAATTTGATCTTCATCAACATTGATTTCAATAACTGGATGACCCAGTTCGCGCAGGCAATATTGTACTAATTCATCTCGGGTAGTCGGTTTCATTTAGCTGGGCCACCTTGGATCTTCTTTAAGTTCGGTCAGGGTATTCACAACGTCAATATCATCCTTAATCAACCAGGTCGCCTCATATACCGACTGAATTTGCAGGACTACTGCTAGGAAAACTTCGGTTATTTGCGTTGGTGTTAAGCTATGATTGACATTATTAACATCGCGGTATGTAGTGGTACGTGTATCGTTTATTGAGATAAGTAGCTGGGCCATTGTGGTTAGACGGTGGAGAGTATCAACACTATCATTATCTAGATTGATTGCAACGGTACCGGCATCTTTAAGGACTACGGAATAATTCTTACGAAGGCGGCCCTCACGTTCCGAGTTTATAGCAGAGTTATCAATTAGGATTTCTTCAACGGTTCTGGAACGCATGACAACATCATCTGCTATGACCGTGGTATACGCGCTTAGTTTGGTGGTTGCTGTTACCTTTGGATCGGGTTCATAAACAACCTCTTGCCAGGACCAGCCTTTTCCAACTGGATCGCCGGGTTGTTCTTCAGCATCAATTTCCTTAAGGATATTTTTGTCCATATCCAATAATACGTATTTGGTCATCTTTTTCTCCACTATATCGTCTATTTATGCGCTTGGTAATTAGCAATTATCCCATAAACGCTGTCGAAATGCTTAGTTTGCTGTTGCGTCACCTCGCGGGTGAACAGCCAGAAGGCAGCAAGGATCGCGGCTCCGAGATGAGGTCCGGCGAGAAGGACAACGGCGGCAAACAGGTTTGCCAGCACGAGCCCGAGCAGGATGTGCCAGAGGGTGTCGGTCACGGCTTTATTACTGCTTCAGCCGCAACCGCATCAGCCGTTACCGTTTTTT